GATTGTACTATTGCAGGTGCTGCTCCAGCTACAGGCAGACTCAGAGTCTATGCAACTGTTATTGATTTAGCAGGTCATGGACTAGATGATAAGCCTGATGAAGTCGATAGAGACCAGTTAGCATAACTATTTAGGGGAGCAGGGTAACTTGCTCCTCTTTACACTTAGGAATTACAAATGTCAGGAACTTTTTTAGCTCTTACAAATAAAACTTTGGCAAGATTAAATGAGGTACAACTTACCTCTACAACCTTTTCTACTGCTAGAGGTATACAAGTTCAAGCACAAAACGCAGTTAATGAATCAATAAGATATATTAATCAAAGAGAGTTTAATTATCCGTTTAATCATAGCACTGAAACTAAAACATTAACTGCAGGAGTAGTTAGATACGCAGTTCCGACATCAACAAAAACAATAGATTATAATACTTTTAGATTAGTAAAAGATAGTGACTTAGGAAATTCAGGATATAGACTAAATCAACTTGATTACAATGAATACGTAAATAGTGTTATAGATCAAGAAGATGAAATAAATACAACAACAACAAGCACTACACATACAGATAGTGTAGATACTATAACAGTAGCTAGTACATCAGGATTTGATTCTGCAGGAACACTGCATATAGGAAATGAACAAATAAGTTACACTGCAATTGGTAGCAGTACAACATTTACAGGATGTACAAGAGGTGCTTTTAGTACGACTGCCTCATCTATAGCTAGTGGAGTAACAGTAGCACAGTTTAGTAAAGGTGGTATACCCGAATATATAGTAAGAACGCCTGATAACAATTATTTATTTTATCCGTTTCCTGATAAATCATATTCTGTAAAATTTGATTTTTTTACTTTTCCTTCTGATTTATCTGCGTCAACTGACACAACAAGTATACCTGAAAGATTTGATCCGATTATAGTAGATGGAGCAACTGCGTTTGTTTATCAATATCGTGGAGAAACATCTCAATATCAACTTAACTTTCAAAGATTTGAACAAGGTATAAAAAATATGCAAACACTGTTAATAAATAAATTTGATTATGTAAGATCTACTTTTATACCAAGAGTGGGAGCATATAGCACAACTAATATTATCGGTAGGACAGTTTAATGCCTGACGCATCACAAGTAACTCCTGTAAATTTTCCGTTACAGGGGGGATTAGTTTTAAATAAATCAACGTTTGCTATGCAACCGGGTGAGGCATTAGAACTACAAAATTTTGAACCTGACATAGAAGGTGGTTACAGAAGAATAAATGGATTTAGTAAACTTGTCACAAACATAGTTCCACAGACAAGTGCATCAACAGAGGCAGTTTTACTATCCATAAAATTTAATGACAAAATTGTAGCCGCGAGAGGAGAAAAAATATTTACTGCGACTGCAGGTAATAATTCTTGGACTGCGATAGATACAGGAAGAACAAGTGCAGGTGTGTATGACTTTGAAATATTTAACTTTGATGGTAATGATAAGTTTATAGTTGCAGATGGGAATAATGCACCAACAGTTTTTAATACATCATTTAGTGCAACAGACGTATCTTCTGCAGGAAGTGGTGAGGTAAGCACTGCAGTAACAGGTGCAAAGTTTGTTAAAGCATTCAAAGACCACATGTTTTATGCAGGTATGTCTAGCGTACCACAAGAAATTGTATTTAGTAAACCTTTTGATGAAGATGACTTTGCCACTGCTAGTGGTGCAGGTAGTATAAAAGTTGACGATACTATAGTAGGTCTTAAAGTTTTCCGAGAAGATTTATTTATTTTTTGCGAAAATAGAATATTTAAATTATCAGGAACATCAAGCTCTAACTTTGCAATAACACCTGTAACAAGAGATATAGGTTGTGTAAATGGACAAACAATACAAGAATTTGCGGGTGATTTAATATTTCTTGCACCTGATGGTTTAAGAACAGTAGCAGGTACTGCAAGAATTGGTGACGTTGAATTAGGGACAATAAGTGCAAACGTACAACCTCTTTTTAATAGTAATATAGCTACTGCAACTAATTTTAATTCTGTTGTAATACCAAATAAAACTCAATATAGAGTTTTCTTTTCTAAGTCTAATATATTAGAGACTTTAACAGAGGGAGCTATATGTTCTTTGAGAGGGCAACAGTTTGAATTTGCAAAGCTAAAAGGAATAAAACCTTCATCAACATCTACCTTTACAGACACAAGTGGCACGACAATAATACATGGTGGGTTTGATGGTTTTGTATATCAACAAGAAAGTGGTAACGATTTTGATGGAACTGCTATAGATGGCAAATATAGAAGTCCTGATTTAAGTTTTGGTGATGCAGGAATACGTAAACATATGCAACGTGTTCTTGTGAGTTATAAACCTGAGTCTTCAGTTAACGCAGATTTATTTTTAAGATATGATTATGAAGATCCTGATACACCAAGACCTGCAGCATACTCACTATCTGCAGAAGATATTGTAGCAGTATATGGAAGTGCTACATATGGAACTGCAACGTATGGGGGACAGACAGAGCCTTTACTAAGACAGTCAGTAGAAGGTTCAGGATTTACTGTCGCACTTAGAGTTAACGACAACGGAACTTCTGCACCATATGCGTTAAGAGGTTTTGGATTAGAATATCAAGTAGGAGCAAGAAGATAAATGGGAGCTACATACACTAGACAATCAACGTTTACTGACGGAGACATAATAACTGCTGCTCACAGTAATGATGAGTTTAATCAGTTATTAGCTGCCTTCGCAGCAAGTACAGGGCATACCCACGATGGTACAACTGCCGAAGGTGGTCCTATTACTAAACTACTTGGAACTGCAATTACGATAGGTGATGGCAGTGCAGGTAATGATATAGCAGTCACATTTGATGGTGAATCAAATGATGGTGTATTAACATGGAAAGAAGACGAGGATTATTTTGAATTTAGTGATGACATACTTGTTGCTTCTACAGAGAAGTTACAATTTAGAGACACAGCAATATACATCAATTCATCTACCGATGGACAATTAGACTTAGTAGCAGATACAGAAATACAAATAGCTGCAACAACTATTGATATAAATGGTAATGCAGACATATCAGGTAACTTAGGTATAGGTGGCAATCTTACAGTAACAGGAACAACTACCTTTAATGGTGGTACATTAACTCTTGGTGATGCCGACACAGATAATATTGTATTTGGTGGAGAAGTAGATTCTGACATTGTACCTGATGATGATAATACTCATGATTTAGGTTCATCTAGTAAAGAATGGAAAGATATATACATTGATGGTGTAGCTTACTTAGATTCTATTAACTACGATGGAACTGCAATATCTGCCACTGCTGCAGAAATAAATATTATTGATGGTGATACATCTGCAACTAGCACTACACTAGCAGATGCAGATAGAGTGATTGTCAATGATGCAGGAACAATGAAGCAAGTCGCTTTAACTGATTTTGAGACATATTTTGAATCTGCACTAGATACACTATCAAATGTAACAACAGTTGGTGCTTTAGACAGTGGTTCTATTACATCAGGCTTTGGCAATATTGATAATGGAACATCTAATATTACATCAGGTGGTCTTCTTAAAATTGACACGGATGCAGATGCAGATGATTTAACAGGAGACAGTTCTTCAGGTAGATTAACAATAGGTGCAGGTGAAGACTTAAACTTGTATCATGGTGGAACTAACTCTTATATCGTAAACGATACAGGTGACTTAATATTAGATACTGCAGATGATATTGTTCTTGATGCAGATGGTGGAGATGTATTCTTAAAAGATGGTGGAACAACTTTTGGTTCATTAACAAATACATCAGGCAACTTAATAATTAAATCAGGAACTACAACTGCCTTAACTTTCTCAGGAGCTAATGCAACAATAGCAGGTGACTTAACCATATCAGGTGATGACTTGACTATGGGTACTAATACTAGTGGTCACATCATGGTTGCAGACGGAACTAACTTTAATCCTGTAGCAGTTTCAGGTGATGTTACTATAGCATCTGATGGTGCAGTAACTATTGCTAATAGTGCAGTAGAAACTGCGATGTTAAATGCAAATGTTATTAGTGGACAATCTGCAGAGACATCTTTAGATACATCTAATGATACATTACTTCTACATGATGCAAGTGCTAGTGGACTAAAAAAGATTACACTTGCAACCTTATCATCAGGTCTTGGTGGTATAACAGATGTTGTAGCAGATACTTCTCCTCAACTTGGAGGCTCACTTGACGTAAATGGTGAGGATATTGTTTCTGTATCTAATGGTAACATTACACTTACACCAAAAGGAAC